GACGTTGTGGCGCCACAGTTGGACTGACCCTCCATCCTAGCACACGGGGGCAGCAGTGCCCCCCCTTATGGGTGGGTTCGTGCAGGTGCAGGGTATGGTATAACGTTAACGTGATGGCGTGGCGCGTGATGGGGGGGTATTATAAAAACCCATAACTACCCTAACCTACAAAGTGTTACGAAAGCGAGCTCTTTTATACACTCGAAATCAAAAAATTTTTCCCCAATAAAAAGTTCTCATAAGGTTGATATATAAAAAAATAAAAAATATCACAAAGAATGAGAAAAAAATCCGGAGAAGAAAAACGCCCCGTAGAGGTTGATCCAATTACTGGTGAGTATTCAATTAAACTGCCAGAATGGATGGTTAACGAACTTTCATGGTACGAAGACACAGAGATCACCTTTAATTTAGAGGGAAGTGAACTTATACTTTCAGAAACAGAATGAAAAAATATGATATCTATGTAAAAGATAGATGTATCTTTCATTCAGTAAATGAAAGTGAATTCAAAACGACTTGGAGTACTCTGAACATTATGGTCGGAATTATGAAGACAGAATATTGTTCAGAGGACCTTCATTATAAAGAAGTAGTTGATTGACAATCACTACATAATACTGTATGATATGATTGAAAATTAATCAAGTTATGACAAAAGGATTTACTGTAAAGGCAAAGAGTCCAGTAGTCGCAAAAGAATCCGAATGGGACTACGACAAGGCAAGGGAAATGGTGCGGGGAAAGACAATTGTATTTTGTCTTCCTGGACGTGGTGTTTCCTATACATATCTGAAAAACTTTGTACAACTTTGTTTTGATCTCGTTCAGGCAGGTGCAAGTATTCAGATCTCACAAGATTATAGTTCGATGGTGAACTTTGCACGTTGTAAGTGTCTGGGTGCAAACGTTCTGCGTGGTCCTGATCAAAAACCTTGGGACGGTAAACTGAACTATGATTGGCAACTGTGGATTGATAGTGATATCGTCTTCAATACCGAAAAGTTCTGGCAACTGGTTCTGATGGATCAAGATATTGCTGCTGGTTGGTATTGTACCGAAGATGGTATGACGACTTCTGTTGCACACTGGCTGGATGAAGATGATTTCAGAGGCAATGGTGGTGTAATGAATCACGAAACTCTGGAAAGTATTCAGAAGCGTCGGAAACCATTTACCGTCGATTACACTGGTTTTGGTTGGGTTCTGATCAAGAATGGTGTATTCGAACATCAAGAGATGAAGTATCCTTGGTTTGCACCGAAGATGCAGGTCTTTGAATCTGGTGAGGTTCAAGATATGTGTGGAGAAGATGTATCCTTCTGTTTGGATGCAAAAGAAGCTGGCTTTGAAATCTGGTGCGATCCTCGTATTCGCGTCGGTCACGAAAAAACAAGAGTCATCTAAAATGGCACAAGAGCGGTATAATATTCTCTGTAAGGGTCGAAAAATTTATCAAAATCTTACAGAGGAAGAATACTTCGATACTATGGAGAATCTGTCGGAACAGTTTTATGAGACAGGTTCTCCAAACCCAAGCGAACTTGAAACTGAAATTTATTTGGAGAATTAAACAATGGCTGCAAAATCCACTGGTGGTCTGAACAAAAGAACTTCTTATATTCCGGGTCCTCCCAAAAAGTCTCGCCAAGGCGATGGTATGGGAACCAAGTATGCAGCGTCTTCTCGCAATGGCGCTCGTAAAAAGTATAGAGGACAAGGTAAAGGATAATGGCATACTTAAACCATAGTCTACCAGATTGGTCTTGTTATATTCGTAATGAGTTTCTGTTCAATCACAAGAAAGGACATGGTGAAGTAACCAAATGCGACGTTCATTGTGTCGCAAGTATTGAAAAAAGAGTTCCTCTATTTGAGGCATTTCTTGAAAATGGCGTGAATTGGACTCGTCGTCCTCTTCACGCTTTTTGCTGGAAAGAAGACGCCCAGATTGAACCTCTTGAAGATATTATGTATTGGGACTGCTTTTCACCATATGTTGATGTACAAAAACGTGCTCGTTTAGCAGGATTACAGGCACAATTGATTCGTCCAGATGGCAAAAAGGTAATTGGAGAGTATATGTTTACTCTTGATTGGTCTTGGGAGAACAAAGGGGTTCCAGATTTGAATTTTTCAGAGACTCCTGAGCATAAATGTGCTCATTTATTCAAGGTTGAAACTGGAAATTACTATGCATATCCTAATAATCGTGTTATCTGGTATGATAATGCCTGGACTTTTAATCGAATTGATAAAAATCCTGGATATGAAATTGATATGACCACCTATTCTGTTGAAAATAAGAGAAAATTGGAAACTTCGGACCATTACATGTACGAAATTACTGATTTGAATCAGAAATAAATAAATTTTTTAAGAAATTGAGTTGAAAAAATATTCAATGGGCAAGCACCTGCTCTTAGAGGTGTACGATGTTGATTTTGAAGCGATTAATGATGTAGAATCGCTTCAAAATGCAATGATCAAAGGCATAAATCGTGCCAAAATGACAATTTTAAACACTTTTTCACACTGTTTTCTTCCACAAGGATGTACAGTCGTGATTGCGCTTGCAGAAAGTCACGTTTCTTGCCACACTTGGCCAGAAAATGGGTGTCTGGCAGTTGATGTCTACACTTGTGGTGAAGGAAATCCACGTTTAATCGCCCTAGAAATCCTAAAATACCTTAATTCAGACTCATATTCTCTACGAGAAGTCGATCGTTAAATAGACATAAGGAGATAGCAACCTCCTTTATAAAAGTTCTGTTTTATTCATTAAAACAGGAGCTAAAATGTCCAATTTACCAGTCGATAGAGACTCAAACTACATGTATCAGATGTGGGGAACCACAAAACTAGCAAGTGATTATGATGGTTTGGAGAAAAAAAGAGTGATTCAAGAAGTCATGCACGATGTTGCGCCTAGGCATGATCTAAAAAAACAAGAAGAACTACACGAAAAGATTCGTAATGATGAAGATTATGATGATTGGAACTATGGAACTGAACCAACTTATGGAATTCCATGGAAATGACGAATAAATAATCTGAGAAAATCTATATCTCTCAATGGCAGTCACACGAATATCCAGAGGATTTAAAGATATTAGTTTCTCTTTTGATCCACATCCTGTGACAAAAGATCTACCCGTTTTAACCAATGAGAGAGCAATCTCAAGATCTGTTCGTAATTTAGTGGAAACTAACTTAACGGAGAGATTTTTTAATCCATATATTGGGTCTAATGTGCGCAGATCACTATTTGAATTTGTTGATTATGGTACTGCATCTGCAATTGAAGATCAAATTATAACTGCCATTGGGAACTTTGAACCAAGAGTTAATAATGTTCGGGTCGAGGTCGAACCAAGACCTGATGAAAACTCATTTGAAGTGATGGTCTTTTTTGATATTATTGGAGAAACTTTAAGACAACAATTTTCATTCTTATTAGAGGCAACAAGATAAAATGCCTTTTACACAGTTTACGAATCTAGATTTCGATCAAATTAAAACTCAAATCAAGAGTTATCTCCGTGCTAATTCAAATTTCACGGATTTTGATTTTGAGGGATCAAACTTTTCTGTGCTGATTGATACATTAGCATATAATACTTATATTACAGCATTTAACTCTAATATGATCGTGAATGAATCCTTTTTGGATTCTGCAGTATTAAGAGAAAATGTTGTCTCTCTCGCAAGAAATATTGGGTACGTACCACGTTCCAGAAGCGCCGCTAGGGCATCTATTACCTTTGATGTGCAAACTGATACCACAAGTCCTTTCCTCACTCTACAAGCGGGTCTGGTGTGTGTTGGAGCGTTTAATGACACATCATATCGATTTTCAATTTCGGAAGATATCACAACGACTGTTAGGGATGGTGTTGCTAGATTTGGATCATCTTCTGCACCAATTCTAGTTTATCAGGGAACTTATCTTACAAAACAGTGGACAGTTGATAAGTCACAAGATCAAAGATTCCTTCTCGAGAATCCTGGTATTGATACCTCTAAAATTGTTGTATATGTAAAAGGTATTAATGATAGTGGTCTTGGAAGAGAATATTTTAAAGTTGATAATATTTTAAATATCAATAAGAATTCTGAAATTTATTTAATTCAAGAAGTTCAGGATGAAAAGTATGAACTTCTTTTCGGTGATGGTTATTTTGGTAAAGAACTTGAAAATAATGCAGTAATCACAGCAAGATACATTGTAACAGAGGGTACAGATGGAAATGGACCATCTGGATTTGCTTTTCAAGGTAACTTTGTTGATGCATCAAATATAAGAGTTATTCCATCAACACGTGTTACAGTTAATACTATTGATAGAGCTAGAAATGGTGGAGATATTGAACCAGTTTCATCTGTAAAATATTTTGCTCCAAGATTATATTCTGCACAGTACAGAGCAGTCACTGCAAGAGATTATGAAGCGATTATACAATCAGTTTATCCAAACACAGAATCTGTAGCAGTTGTTGGTGGAGAAGAATTAAATCCTCCTCAGTTTGGAACGGTTCAGATCAGTATTAAACCAAAAAATGGATCATATGTTTCTGATTTTGATAAACAAAGTATTCTATCAAAGTTAAAGCAATATTCTATTTCTGGTATTAATCAAAAAATAGTTGATCTTAAAATTCTTTATATTGAGATTGATAGTTCAGTTTACTATAACTCAAATCAAGTTTCGAATGTTGATGAATTAAAAACATTAATTACTAATTCATTAACAGATTATTCTAAAAATATTGATATTAACCGGTTTGGTGGAAGATTTAAGTATAGTAAAATACTTCAATTAATTGATAGGGTTGACTCAGCGATTACTTCTAATATTACAAAGGTTAAAATTAGAAGAGAT